GTTCCATAAAGAGCGGCCCAGTAAATACAAAGTATTGATTCTCGGCTATGATATTAGGGCTGTAGGCTCTCCAAAAGGGTAAAAAATCATTTAACCCCGCGTTATTGCGGTAGGTGTCCCCTTTGGTAATACCATTATAGGTATGCCCTATAGGCGAGTTCCCTCTATCGAAAGTGGGGTTTTCTACATAGTTCTCCCTGTCGTGTACAGGAGCAAGCAGTACTTCGCGGCTTCCTGCTGTGGTGGGGGCCTCTTTAAATGCTACCTTAATAGCGTCTTGTATCATCGCCATGTTATCTTAACGCCTCTTCTGTTTGTTGGTCTGTGGTGTCTGGATCTGTGCCAATGTCATCTGACAATTGCATAGCTAGAGTAACCAATTCTTCTTGGCTCAACGCTTCTGCGTTATTACCAAATATATTACCCCGTATACCTGCCGTCAGTATACTTACTAAGGTTTCTACGTTAACTACCTTTGATATTAATTCTTTTTGGCGGACAGACTTTAAGGTGCGATTAAATAGCTGAGGGTCCATTATTAGCTGCCCAAATATCCTAGCAACTTCAGGGTCGGCCAGTACGTCATCCGACTGCCCTCTTATGATGCCGCCACCTATGTTACCTGCTACAGCCGCCTTACGGTTTAACCTACCTAAAGTAGCGGTTATTGTAGTAGTTAAGGCTGCTATCTGGTTCATAGTTCCAGTTCTCGCAGTAGCTTCTGCGGTGTCCGACCTACTTGCCGCAGCTTTAGCAGACTGCATTACCTTCTGCTGGTCTCGTATAAATGTAGCTAAAGCCTCTAACCCCTCAACGTACTGAGGGTCGTCAGCAAACATAATCCTCAGCTTCTCCCCCATCAATCCTCTAGGGTCGTCGAAGCCGGTCTCAATCTGAGCAAGACTTGCCTTACGCCCCTTAGCTGCGGTAGCCCCACCTTTAACGAATATCTTATCTCGTAGAAGTTTTAAGTACTCTGATTGTATACCCTTCAACACTTTAGGGTTGCCCGTGGCTCTTGAGGCCGCTACTAAGTCTTCTAATTCAGTTAACTCAGTGCTCTGAAGTACTTTATTGAGTGCTTCTCTGGGTTTCGCTGTAGGAGCAACATCTAAGCCTTGTCTACGTAAGAATGGGCCTAGAACACTGTCTAGAGCCTCTTCCTGATTAGTTTTAGCTGCAACCCTAGCGTCTTCTATTTTTCTAGATAGCTGTGCGGAGTCCAAGGTGCTGTCTGACAGAGAATTAAGTAGAGAATCTAGCTGTTGGGCTTTTTGTGGGTCAGATTTTATTAAAGTAGAGGCGTATTGACGTACTCTCTCTAAAAGGGCGGGTACAGTGTTCGTACCGGCTTCCTGTGTCTTCAAAGCCACCTGTAGAGACGAAATTAGATCGACGTACACTAAATCGTGTAGGTCACCGGCCCCTTCGCCTGCTTCATCCATGAGTTTAGCTACTTGCTCGAAGCTAAGGTAGCGTTCTGGGCTAGATACAATCTCTTGTACCGCTCGCATAGTCTCTTCTTTCTGTCTTGTTGGGGCCTTTACTAAAGTAGTAGGTTCTGTAGCCGCGTCATCTACTGCCGTTACCGGAATCTCCTCAACCACGTCGTCTATCCCCTCTTCGAGGATCTCTTCCGTCTGACTGATGACCGGCGCTTCTTTTACAGGGGCCGCTTCCGGTGCTTTGTAAGGGAACTCCCCGTAAATTGACTCCTGTCCTTCTGCGCTCTTGCTGACGCTAGCTCCTCGTACATCCATAGGAATATACGGAGTGGCAGCATCGGCAGGGTTGTTGGAGCCGTTAAAGCCAGAAACATCCCCTCTTATGGGTGCGGTTTTACTTACCTCACTCCACCGTTCACCAGAGGCTAGCCTTGCTTGTGCGTCTTTAATGCGGGCTAAGTCCCCTTGATAACTCTCTATTAAGGCTTCATTACCAAACCTAGTTCCAATTGCGCCCTTTCTTGGGGTTCCTGTTTGCGTAGTTTCGGGCATCTCTAAGCCCTTAATGACGGTGTTGAGTTTCTTCTCAGCGTCTAGTAACCACTCTTCCCCTTGTTTGTTTGTAGTGGAGGAGGTAGGAACAGGCTTGTCTACTCCCCCTGTTGTAGGTGGGAATTTCTTAGTCCCTCTGTCTGTGATAACGGCAGTTTGTCTATACAGACTTCCTAGCTCTTGTAGAGGGCTGTCTCTCCAGAATCGACTGTAAGTGCCTTTAAAGTAGTCCATAGCCTCTTTTGCAGCTAAACCTACTTCGTCCCCTTGTTTAGCCAGAGTTTCCATTTCTGAATCTATGTATTGCAGGAAGGCCCGCATAGGAACGGCAGCATCCTTATTGATAGGGCCGTTAGGGCCAAGGATAGAATCTACTTGCTGTGCAATCTGAGGGCGTATCTCTCTAAAGAAGTAACCTAGATCAAAGTCCGCATTATCCGTAAAGAATTCTTGTAGCCTCTCAGCTACTTCTTCGGCAGTCTCTCTTACTTCTGGGAGATCTTCGGTAGCCTCTTCTAGTACTCTAGGCTTCTTCAAGGCAACCAGCTTCTCTAACTGGGTCTCCTGTATACCTGTCTTAGCTTTGAGTATATTCTGAGGATCTAATGCTTCTACTTTGTCTAGAGCATTAATAAGTGCGTCTACACCTTCCTCACTACCAATGTCTCCTCCTCGGACTGCGGTGAACAGTTCATCCTTTCGGATAGTCATATTAGTCCACGTACCGAACAGCGAATCCGCTATCTGCTCTTGAGTCTTGTTCTTGAGATTCTGTAACCCTACAATACCCATCTCTTTAGCAGACGCAATAACTTCTTGTAATCTAGTAGTGGGTACGCCATCTAAGCCTTGTAGAATCTCTTCTGCTACCTTAGACTCTGCTCCAGCCTTTGCGGCTTCCAACTGCTCTAATTCCTTGACTCCAGTAGCCAGATCACCTTCTCTAGCGGCATCTGTAAGTGCTTCCGCTGTTCCTCTAGGAGATGTACCTTCTTTTCCTAGTGCAGCCGCTTTACCTGTAACTGCACCTTCTAGCTCCGCTACTTGAGCGGCTTCTGATACTTGTATTTCAGGGCGGCCTCTCACGCCATCCATTAGGTTACGGACTTGCTGTCGGGTAGCATCTGAGAATTTAGGGTTTCTCTCTAACGCCTGAAGGGTGTTTAACACTAATTCAACTTCATCCTCACCTTCGGCTAACAGTACCTTAACTGTAGCAGGGTCTCCGTCATCTAAATAACGTATAACTTCGTCCATTATCTGTCGGTGGGTTACTATATTAGAGCCGGGTTCAGGGTTAACGCTAGCTATAGTATCTACTAAGTCTTTTACTACCCCCTCCTGCATACCTTTTTTAGTTGGCGACTTTAATACAGTACGCAATGTACCCGTCACAAAGTTAGCTAACTTAGGTGCTACCCCTATTGCCCCTTCCAGAGCTTTAGCAAAGCCCGAACCGTCTACTGCTAAGTTTAGCTTCTGACGTAAGATCTTCTGGTCTTTTGATATACCTTCTTCGTTTGCACCGAAGGGATCTAGATCAAGTCCTATTAGAGAGTCTTCCCCAACGACAATACCGTCGTCTACGTCTACTCCTAAAGTAGATACCCCTCCAGTTTCTACAGCGATAACCTTACCTGTATTCTTTACTATGTTCCCACTTAGGTTTCTAAGTAGACCTGCGACAAACACGCCCCCTGTACCAAACTCAGTTAGACCTACAGTAACAGAATCACTAATGTCGTCGCCTGCTTTTACTTTAGGTATAGCGTCAGCAAACCCAGTTAGTGCGTCACCTACAGTATTTAACCCGCTTCCTACAGCATCCCCTAGAGCAGACTGGTCCTCTTGTTCTTTTAGCGACTGACCCGCTACACTAAATAGAGTACCTATCGTATCTGCTACGTTAGCGGGGACATTACGAGCCATAGTTCGAGCTACAACAGTTGCAGTGTCAGGACGAAAATCTACCTCTGTGCCTCTTATCTCTTTGGCGGTAGGCTCTGGTACTCTATACGACTGCCCTTCTGCATCCTCAAACGCTAGCTCACCTAAGAAAGTATCCTCTCCTACAGGCAGGCCTAGCGGCCCCGTTTTGCGTACACGAGGGTCATCTTGGTACTGCTTGAATAACGACTGTTGTTGCCCCCCTGTCATACCTTCATACATACCAATGGTAGGAGTAGGTAATTCTTTGGGGGGTTCTGAGGCCCCCATGATGGAATTGAGCTGCTCCGCTGCCAACAGGAAACTTTCGTCGCCAGTAGCTTGGAACTGGTCTAATAGAAATTGCAGATCTTGTTCATCTTGTGTAGACATTTAAAGTATCCTATTGTTTTGTAGCTTTACGGGAAGCTATACTGGCTCTAACCCTTGCTAGCCTAGCGGCGGTGTCCTCTTGGCTATCACTAGCGTTACCTGCTGCGTCTAATGTACCACTAAGCGCTTCGGCACTACGCGCAGCTTCACGTTGCGTTGAGGTAAAAGATAGTGACGTTTCTATTAACTCCCGACCAGAATCATTTACTAGATTCTTTAGGTAGTCAGGGTTACTCTGAGGCTGCCTTTCGATCATTACTACAGGAAGTCCAATGCCATCTAACTGACCCATGAATGCCTTTCTCTCATTCTCTATACCTTCGTACAAGTTAGCAATAATAGTACTTGTCATATTCATAAAGGCTTCAGGGTCTGTAGTCCCAGAGATAGAGTCTAGCTGTAGTTTTAAATCCGTATCAGAAAGACCCTTACCCTCTTGACCAAGGGCCTGAGCTAAGGCGTAAGCGGATTGTATCCGTAAAGATACATACTGGGCTTGTAAGGCCCCTAGCTCTGTTATCTCTTTTGGCAACAAGGAAAGAAGGCTTGTATTTTTTTCTTCAGATAGGTACTCAGCAAACCCTGTACTGTCTACACTGTAGCCTTCAGCTTCCCCCTTTAGTACCGCATCTACGAAGAAGTCGAAGTTTTTAGTAAGGCTAGTTATACCTGCGGCGGTACTACCTGCGGTAAGGAGCACATCAGGGTGCGCTGTAACTAGGTCACGTAGTTTTTGTCCTCTGTTTAAGAAAGCGGTGAAGCCTTGTCGCTTAGTGTTAAAATCAGGGGCAATATCCTTAACCTTTGCGCTAAATTTATCTACTAACGCTGGTTCGATTAAGACGTAGTTGACCCCGTTTATGGTGTCCCCTAATGGCTTTCCATTTAGGGTCTTCTCCCCAGTATTGACATCGTATCGGGCTATACCGTAGCTGTTGCCTTTTGGACCTACCACGCTCATTTTCTGTTTATCAACATCTGAACTTGGCTTTCTAGTAAGTAGCGCTTTTCTATTTTCTTCTGAAACTAGCTGGCCTTTAATGTCGGTTATTCGATTTGTAAGATCAGCACCTTCTACTGGAGTAAGCTCTCCGGCGGATACTTGTGCATCTACACTTCCTAAAGCAGTAATAGCAGAAGTGACACTGGTAACCGTACTTAAAGTAGAGCCAAACGCACTATCTGTGTAGCTTTTAACGAGTTTATCTTTTGCTTTCCGCCATTCTTTGAAATTAGGGTAAGCATCGTAGTTGGCCTCACCGTCCGTTGTGTATATACCGGCATCTCGGAGATAGTCAAACTCTGCCGCGTTCGTGATTTGGGCGGGCGTAGTTGTGCCATCCATTAGTCCAGCTAACCTATTTTCTTTTAGCTGCTCGTTTCTTTGTTTAGTCAGATACTCCACGGCTTCATCGTTATCAGGATTACCCGATAGAGACTGTATAAGCGCGTACTTCTGCTCCGGCGTTTGTACGTCTTTTGCTAGCGATTTAATACTCCAGCCTTTACCTAGTGGTGTTGCGTACCCCGCAACAATAGAAACGTCGTCAGGTAAATCCGCAAACTCAGCTAGAGTAGGTATCTCGCCAGTTCTCCTATAGTCCATGTAACCTGAGAGCATATCTTCTCCCCCTACAGCGGCCTTGGTTATTTCTAACGCACGAGAATCTATCTTACCTTGCTTATCAAACAGCTTTAGAAACTTACTTACTTTCAAGCCTTTTTCAGTGTTGTCGGGTGTGTCTTTTTCTTCTATTACTTTACCTAATCCAGTATCTATTGAATTCTGTTTAGCTGGAGTAATTGCATTATCAGGATTCTTAATGCCGGGAATAGCCTCTTCAGTTTGTGAGTCCACCCCAAGAGCGACGGGATTAACTGGCGCTTCTTCTTTCTTGGGGGTATCTAATCTAAACGAAGTAGTACCAGACTCTTCTAAGTCCTTCTTAACTAGCGAATACCTATCTTTAGCGTTTCTATTAGCTTGTAACATCCCATACACAGCTTTCAAAGCAGCCCTACTTCCTTCGTCATCTCCTAGATCTAGCTCATCTACCATCTGCCGAGACTGCTCCTCCAATAGGAGTGAGTCCTTCCTGAGCTTCTGGAAGTCGTCGTAGCCGGATAGCAAAGTTGAAGCCTGAGTTAACGCACTCTTTTCTCTTTCGCTTTTCATTTTAGAGACCATGCCGTAGGTTTCACTAAACCCACCCATAAAACTTGAATATACGTCTGGTGCAGCCATTATACTAACTCCTCATCTTCGCCTTCGTTGTACCCCAACATGGAGTCTTGTTCTTCTTCTGAAGCTACATCCATTGATTCGTCTTTCATAGCGTTCATTAAACCTTCTCTGGCTTCTTCGTTGACATCCTCTTCTTCGTCTTCTGGGGTTCTCTCCATTTCTTGTTGGAGTTCAAAATCCAGTTGAGAAGCGTCTACCATTTCTTTAGGGAAGTACACATACTCTGTCTCTACACCCATGTCATAATCTACGTCGTAGCCTTCAGCTAATATAGAAATGTACTTGGCTAGAGGCCCCGCTAAAAGAAGAGCGAAGTCTAAGGTAAATCTACCTTGGGCCATTGCACTCATCACGATTGTCTGAGAAAACTGAGCCACTGTTATTTCGTTTTCTAGTGCGTTAAACACGGCGAACAACTTTGGCTTCTCAGATATAGTATCTAGAAGAAACTCCATAGCCTCGTCTAAGTCTGTGTAGTCTGGTGCTCTTCTCCAAGGATAGTTCCTTTCGTCAGAGACTAAGTTTTCACCGGGGATTGGCCCATCTATTGCGGCATACTTTTTATTCGCCATCTGTATCACTCTCCTCGGTTTTCTTCTTAGCACGCGATGCTTTCTTTGCTGCTTTTTTCTTAGCAGTACGTCCCTCTTCTAGTACAGTATCTGCAATAGCTTCTAGAGTTTCTAGGGTATATGTAAACGGCTCTTCGCTAGCGTTATCCATTTCTTTAGTGCCTACCCCATCTAGGTAGCGAGCTATACTTCTTTTAAATGCTGTGTTTAAATTCATGCTGCTTTAGTCTCCAGTAAAGAGTAATTAACCATTAGGTAGCCAGTGTCTAGGTTAGTAATTACTGCCTCTGGGTATACTTCTTGTATCTCTTGAGCAATAACTCCTTCAGTACCATATTGTGCTGCACCTAACTCTAGAGCTTCGTCGGTCCATTCCCAAGTGTAGTACCCGTAACCTGCGAGGTTACGCCCAACCTTCTTAATGTTTTTCTTCAGGCGACGGTCACTTAGCCCAATGACTCCGCCTATTATAGAGCCTAGCATAGCCGACCTACCTGCTGACTTTCTTGCCGACGCGTCTCGTTTAGATGCCGCTTCCCCGTACTCACCAGAGATAATAGTCTGCGATAAAGATGAAGATCTATCTAACTCGTTTTCTGTAGCCTTCCACAGATAATCGAATGCAGAGTCTGCTTGGTCCCAGAGACGGTTTAGACCTTCTACAGAAATAGCTAGAGAGTTTTTAATGTCAGTAGCTGCTGCGGTAAACGCCATTTCTGTATTGGTTAAAGTAATATCTTTTCGCCATTTAGCATTAGTATCATCTATCAAAAGCTGGTTTTTTATTTCAAACTGCTCTCGTTGGTTAGCTAGGTCTGCATTAAATTTAGATTCAGCTAGGTCTGTATTAGTAACAAACTCAGCGTGGGCCTGCCTTTGGTTAGCGTTAAACTGATCCACTTCTACTTTCAAAGTGTCGTATGTTTTCATTAGATCAACTTCAGTCTGAGATTCAAACTTGCGTTGGATGTTTGTTGCGTTAGTCTCGTCGAAGATTGCCTGAGAGCGCATCTCTGCGTTAACTAGCTCTGCCTGCTGCTCGTTATCTAGATTCTTTAAGTCTAACGATAAGAAGGCTTTAGAGTTACTAACCAAGGCTTCCTGTCGGTTATCTAAGTTAACTATCTCTAGCTTCGACAGTATGTTAGCTCGGTTTATAGTAGTCTCTTGGGCGTTATCTAAGTTTCTAAGGGTAACTGTCTCAAAGAACTTCGAGTCGCCTTTTGCTATGTCTAACGCAGACTCCATTAACGCACCAGATACAGCGGCCATTGCGGCAGAACCGGAGATACCCTTAAACGCCATCATACGGTTGATGCCCCGATAGTTACTGGCGGCCCACGTAGGGATGACAGGGTTTCCGTTAACGTCGGTAAAGTCTTTAGATAAGATGTCTAACTGGCCTTTAATAGTGGCCTTAGAATCTATGTAGTTACCTTCGCCTAGTTCGTCTGCTAACAACTTACCGGCTACCGTACTGGTATCGATTATGTTACCAATGTCGTAACTAACGTGGTCATCCATTGCGTCACCTAACGCAGTCTCGCCTCTAGCGGTCGCATCAATATCTACAGTAGCCGCTTCGTCGATAACTGTGTCGTCACTAAGAGTACCTTCCGCCCCTACAGCCACAACGTCTTCTATCGCAGCTACAGAAGAAGCAACGTCGTACTGTCCTTCCACACCTGTTCTAGAGTCTTGCGTTTGTATGGTCTCTGCCGAATCTGTAACAGCAATGTCTATAGCTCCCGCAGTAGGATCTAAAGAGTATCTAGGGTCGGTTGAGTCTAGTAGACCCGATTGAACCTGTCCGCCAGTTATAGTCGGGATGTTGCTTGTTAGACGCTGGTCGTCTCGTATAATATCTACGGCCCCAGTAACTAACCCTGCCGCAGTTTCGTCGGCAGTAAGGCCGCCTATGGTTTCTAGCGTCCTATACTCTGCTGCTGCATTTCTCAGGTTAGGGGTTTCTCTTTGTTTATCGTCACTACTAAGCGCACCTACACCCCCTAGAGTAGTACTAGCAGTAGTGTTAGTTGCCCCTACTAAGTCGTTAAAGCTGTTAGAGGTAGCAGGTAGAGAGGCCCCTGATGTTCTTGATTCTACGAGATTAGCCATTATTATTATTCACCTTTAGTGTATTCCTTCTTTATTATCTTTTACTCTTGAGTACGCTACTACGCCTAATCCACACAGCGTTACTGCTACGCAAATATAGCCTACAGCACTTGAGTAGGATGCCAATGAGTGTAATTGTTCGATTGCTTCTGCACACAACACACCGGCTGTTGCGAAGGATGCACCCCAAATAGTTTTAGAGTGCTTTAGAGCGGCTAGAGGAGCTATCTCAGGGCGTTGCGGCATTACTGCATCTGTTTCCCCTAGTTCTCCATCTAAAGTCCACAGGGCGCTCTCTGCTGCGCGTCTGCGAGTCAATCCAGATAGTGCAGTTATAGCACCATCCACTTTAGCACTGTTCCATTTAGCCATTTCAGAGGGGACAGAGTGGTACTGACCTAGATTAAGTTTCTTAATTACCGTAGACTTCTTAAATGCAGGTAGCCCTATGCTAAATACAAAGGAAGCTAATGCGTCTAATTGTGGCTGGCTCAATGGCACACTTACTATTTGTTTAACGTGAGTACATACTTTACGCATATCCTCTTGTAGATAGGCTTCACACATCTCAGGAGTAGCGGTCATACCAGAGCGTACTGCTTGTGTGTGCCCGTAGCCAATAGTCCACTTACCAGATACACAGCGGTACGAACGGTAGTCGCCGTCTGAGTTTACTTTATGGCAACCTTCAAATCGCTTGATTAAAGAGATGCCTTCTGGTGATACTGAGTTTGGGATATTCATAATGTTTACCTTAGAAAATAAAAGAGAGTACTGATGCTGGCGGTTAATACCAACCAGAAGATCCTCTCGCCAAAAACAGCTTTTGCTTTGTTGTCCTGTACTTCGGTTTCTAAAGTACGAATTCGACTTTGATCGTGTAGACTGTTCTTCTCGTAGTTATTCATACGACGAAACACGGTGTCCATACGTTCTTCAATGCGGGCTAGTTGAATGACCACCTCGGAAAGGCGGTCAAGTTTTGATTCTATTCTGTCTAGGCGGTCGGGAGAGGCCATCGATTATATATCCTTATACGCCTGACATCAAGCCTTGCGTTCTAAATCCTTGTAGGAATCGTTGGTCAGCGCCAGTTAATTCCGCTGCCTCCGCTAAAGGTGCATCAGGGAAAAGAGAAGCAAGTATCTCTTCTAGTCGAAGTATCTTCTCCCCTGATAACGTACCGTCTGAATTGTAGTACCTTTCTAGTATGTCGTTGTTTTCGTCAAACTCACGAACAATTAGGTTATTAAACCTATCATACTCTTCAGACTTCAATAGACCTTGATCATCAAAAACGTCCTGCACTGTGCTAAATATACTCTCAGCGTTTGTGTCAGCGGCGATCTCAAGGGCAGTAGTACTAATTCTACCTGTTTCGTCTAGTATACTACCGAGGTTGGTTACTACTTCATTTTGGACTATGCCATTCATGTTCGTGACAGTCTCCGTAAGCGTTCCTTGGTCGTCTAGTACCCGTGTTATGTCGTCTCCGTTAGCATCTATTGCGTCAGTGATTAAGTCACCTTCGGCAGTAAAAGCAGAGTTGAGCGTAGTGTACAGATCGGTTTTGCTATCTAGAATGTCTTGCTCTAACGCAGTAAGGCCAGTAGCAGAATCTTCAAGCAGAGTGCCGGTAGCGGTGTCTATCATCCCAGATAAATTACTTGTTTGTGTGCTTAGTTGGCTGGCTACTATGCTACCTGTTTCGCTGTCTATACGTACATTGTAAGCGCCTAACTCACCTTCTATATCTACAGTCTGTTGGCTAAACAAGGCCCGCATGGCCCCCTCATCTTGACTCAATGCTGTTAATACGTCTTGGCGAGACTCTGCAATAGCGCCATCACGCAAGCCGTTTGCAGTAGCATCCGCGTCCGCTGCACTTAGTAGGGTGTCTATATTACCGCTGATTCCGTTTATAGGACCTAGTGATATTTGTACTGCGGCGTTAGCTTGGGTAGCAGTCGCAAAAGTCTTACCTAGTAGATCCTGAGTCGCTAACCCAGATATATCGTCTGTAGTTAAAGTACTCAGTACATCTAGGTCGTCTTGAGTTAATACTTCAGGTTGGAGTAGCGAAATCTTATCTAGTAAATCAGTAGGATTGTAGTTTACTGCCCCTGAAATTTCAGCAGTAGTAGGAAGGTCGGCTACAGTCAGCCTACTTAACGCGCTTAGATCCCCTACAGTTAAGGCCCCGCTAGCTAGGTTAGTCTGTAGTGAGTCAAGATCCACTCTAACTGCACTAGCAACTGAATCTGCGGTAGGCGCTACTGGTAGATCGGCTACTGTTAATGTGCTTAACGCAGTTAGATCCTCTTCGGTAAGGTCGTCGGCTTTACCTGCTGCAATACGAGTCATCAAAGCGTCAGGATCGTAGTTAACTAACCCTGCAATGTCTCCTGCTGCCGGAATATCAGCTAAGGTAAGAGTACTTAGGTTAGCTAAATCTTCGTCAGTTAAAGCGTCGTTGGCGATAGAATCTAATAGATCCTGTGCGTTGTACGCAACAGCGTCAGTTACTTGTTGAGCCGATAGGGCAGTAGTTGGAATAGCTTGTACGCCACTTAGGATAGTATCTAAGCTGCTAACATCTATGTTACCTACTGAGGTATCTAGGGCGATAATAGAGCCATCTAGATTATTAAACGAGGATACTAAAAGATTACCTTCGTCATCAACCGCAGCTTGGTAAGTACCAATCTTACCCTTGATAGTAGCGGTCTGTCCTGCTTGTAAATCAGATAATGCCTGTTGGCTGTTTCCGATAGCAGTGGTAAAGTCTCTAGTTAACTCAGTAGGATTGTAGTCAACTGCGGAGGCAACTTCAGCAGCAGTAGGCGCTATAGGTAAGTCCGCTACAGTTAATGTGCTAAGTACGGCTAAGTCATCCGCATCTAATACCTCAGGCTGACCCAACTTAATCTTAGCTAGTAAGTCTACGGGGTCGTAGTCTACCTGCCCTGCAATTTCTCCGGCAGTAGGTAAATCGGCTACAGTCAACGTACTCAATGCGGACAAGTCAGTAACGTCTAAAGCGCCATTAGCTAAGTTAGTTTCTAGTTTATTGAGATCAAACTTCACTGCGCCTGCAATCTGGCTAGTGCTGGGACCTACAGGTAAATCTGCTACAGTTAATGTACTTAATGCCGTTAGGTCATCTGTAGTTAAAGTTTCAGGACGACCAGAGGCTATTTTTGCCAGCAAGTCTACCGGATCGTAGCTAACTGCATCCGCAATAGATCCTGCTGTAGGTAAGTCAGCTACAGTTAAGGTACTCAATGCCGCTAAGTCATCGGTGTCTAATACTTCAGGTTGGAGTAGCGAAATCTTAGCTAATAAGTTGCTAGGGCTGTAACCTACCGCAGAAGTAACGTCGGCTGCTCCTAGCGTACTCAACCCAGAAAGGTCAACCGCGTCAGTAATATCTTGCGAATCTAAAAGTTCTAGATTATCTAGATCAGTAGTAGAAAGCTGCCCACTTTGGATGCGAGATATTAAGTCCTCTTTGTTAATGCTGCCTGCTACTTTTTGGTCTACTTTATCTACGAGGTTAGTAATAACACTTGCATCTAATTCCCCTAGAGTAGCTAAGTCGTTGGGGTTTAATGCCCCAGACTTAATGTTATCTACTACAGTTTTTATGTTAGCTACAGCGGTGTTAGCGTTCAGTGACGTATTAACTGAGGAACGGATGTCTTGCCCATCTAACGTACTCAAGTCAGACAAGTCTACAGCGTTAGTCACCTCGGCAGCAGTAAGTAACTGTAACCCATCTACTGCATTCTGGATTGAAGACGTATCTAACAATCCTAGATTAGTCTCTACTCCATCTGCGCTAGTTAAAAGTAATTCATTCTGGGCGTTTAGTTTAGCAACGTCGCCGCCTAAATTAGTTGTCTGCCCGTTAATCAAGTTAGTAATTGCAGTTTCGTCGCCTACTAACTGAGGGAGCACAGAGTTTTGTATAGTCTTAACTCTCTCGAAGCCCCATACAGAGTAGTCTTTAGAAGTCTTAGCTAAACCCGCAGCCTTTGTAGCATCTGAAGCAGCAGTACTAAGTTTAGTTGGGTCAAAGCCAATGGCACTTACTAAGGCCGCACTGTCGTATGCAACCGCAGTGTCTAAGGCGCTTACTAAGTTGCTTTGATTAAATCCTACAGCGCTTGCAGCGGCGCTAGCTACATTTGCTTGATTAAATCCTACAGCGGTAGCAGTTGCAGAAGCCACGTCGCTTTGGTCGAATCCTACTGCGGCAGCTAGGCTAGTAATTAAAAGCTCATCGTTAGCTCCAACTTCTAACTTGTAATCCCCTAAGCCAGTGCTAATAGTTTGAGGTATACCCGTGTTAATTAGAGCACTTAACGCACTACTATCGGCCTTAATAGCATTAAGTACAGTCTTTCGGTCATTGGCACTTTTAGTCTCAAAAGAAGTAAAAGAACCTAACGTACTTTCGGCAGTATCAAAAGAACTTGCAGCATCGTCAATAGAGCTTTGCATAGTAGCTAAACTAGAAAGGTCTATGTCGCCTACGTCCGTCCCTAGTTGAGTTAGCGTACTAACTATTAAATTACCGTCGTCGTTTAATTGTGTCTTTACTACGCTTCCGGCAGCGTTAGTAAAATCAGTAATTAACTGACCATCCGAATCAAACACCGTCAGTAAGTTTGCAAACTCGTCGTCGATGTTAGTTTTTATTGCGGCATCCATACCAGTAACGCCAGACTGTATTTTACCAATTTGGGTTACTAATGCTTTCTGGTCGTCTGTCTGAGCTTGTCCTACCTGAGTTAAGCTAGAGGCAATAGAAGACAAGCTAGAGTCCCCTAGGCCTAAATCCGAAGACAGTCTAGTAGATACTGCATCGACTACTTGTGAAGTGGAGTCTTGGCCGCCGAAAAGACCCGCAACGTCGCCCCCTAAGCCTGCTACAGCTTGAGAAGTGCTTTGACCTAAGTCTGTAACCTGACCACTTAGAGGATCTATTGTAGTTTGTACTGCGTCTACTGCGGCGATAATTGCGTCAGTATCTACGCCTAAGTTATCTAGTTTAGTAACCATTTCTAGCTGACGGGTATCTAGCGAACCCACAGCGGTCTCTACCGCGTCTACAGTAGCTTGTACGTCAGTTACCTGTCCGCCTACTCCAGAAATATCAGAAGCAATACCACCGAACTGACCGGAAAGGAAGGACTGTTGATCCGTAAAGCCGGTACTAACTGCGTCAGTAACTGAACTCATATCTAAGCCTGAGCCTAGGGTAGTTTGGATTCTACCAATGTCTGTGAATAGATCATCTTGGCCTGCTCCACCGTAGCCTAATGCTGCTAGATTGGCTGCACCAGCGCTATCTATTTTCGTCCCTAAAGATGTACCTAGAGCGGAGATAACTGAGCTTAGATCCTGTCCTTCTGCAGTAGTGTAGCTAATAGTACCGTCAGGATTAGTAACCGCTTCCATAGTAGAAGTGTCTACTCCCATAGCCCCTAAAAGAGTCAATGCGTTAGCCACATCTTGTCCTGCTAAGGCGACAGTTTGATTTAAAATGTCGTCTCTAATTTGCACTTGGCCTTGTACAGTAGCGTCTAGGTTGCCTGCGTCGAAGCCTGTCTCCGATTGATAATAATCCAAAGAGGTCTGCTGATCTTGCACACTTCTATCGTAGAAATCTCCACGACTCTGACCGGGATTGTACGCGCCAGCTATATCTTCAAAGAACTGGTTAGTTTCGTCTGAGTTAATTGTTTCTTGGTCTATGAACTCTTGAGTTTCTCCGGCAGTCCTCTCACTAGCATCTACAGCGGCTTGAGACGCATTAGCCGTGGCTTGTTGAGAGTCCGCCATGTTTGCGGTTTGCGCTGCATTGTTTATATGGTTAGTATATTGACTATTAAGTGCAGATTTAGCATTGGCTAATTGATCCGATATGGTTTCCCACGTACGGTATCTGCCAGCCTTTTTAACCATTGTCATACTTACTTGAGAAGTAAATGCAGGCACAGTATACGGGCTACCTGCATCGGTTGTGGCGGTGTCCCGGCTCGCAGTACCTCTTAGGGTGCCGGCTTGCGTGAAGGTAGAGGTGCCCATGTTTCCCGCGTTTGCGGGATCTATTACTTGAAAACTTAATGTTGCCATTTCTATTTCTCCTGAGCTAACTGGTTAGCTACATCTGTTGATCTTTGACCCACTTGTCGGGCGTAATTAGAATCCAGTAACTCAGCACCGGCTTGGTCAAATCGACCGTCTTGTATGTAAGCAATTGTTTTCTTAAACTGTTTGAATTTAGAAATACCCATGTTAAACACTAAGTTTATAATGGCCTCTTGTCGTAGGGGAGTTAGTCCTGCAAACCAAGGGAACTGAGCGTTGCACTGCTCTTGGCATTTCTTAATATCATTTTCTAAAAGGTAAGATGCCTCTTCTTCAGAGATACCTACGTCGTCTAGATTCCTGCCTACACCAATTGTTAATTTATCCGCAGTGCAGTGATACGGCTTTAGCTTTACGCCTTCGTGTATCTTTAGCTGCTCTACTAATCTTTGTTTATTTATCATCTGGTTTGTGACTCGCACCGAAGTAAAAAGAGGTTATGGCAGATACTACACCGCCCATATAACCTAGTATTAGACTTACAATTGTGTCGCTATTAGCATCAGGGGGCTGGATAGTAACAAGAAAAATATACCCAACGAAACCCACAAGAGACACAAGCGCAACGATTCTAGGGGTCCAATCGCCTTTATGTGCCTGTCTCGCATTTTTGACATCTTCTGCCTCCAAAGCAAATATATCTACTTCCAATTCTGCCATTTTAGTTTCAAAATCAAGCTCTGCTTTCTTAACTTCAAGCAATTGTTCTGGTGAGGCGTTCTGTAAGGCCTTCTCAATGCTTTTAGTGTCGTTTCCACAACCTAAAGCAGATGCAATTGCAGACGCAGCAGCGCCACCTAGAGGGCTACCTAAAGCCGTACCTAGAACTGGAGCTACCGCGCCAATTAAGCTCTTAATAGATTTAAAATTCATATATTTACCATTTACTCTTATCGGCCCAATACGCCGCAGACATCTTGCCTTTAGCTATATTCTTGCCGTGTCGTGCTTTAAAAGACTTACGCTTGGCTTTTGTAGCAGCTGACTCACCTTTCTTAGGTGCTCCTGCTGTCTTTGCGCCTTGCTCGCCGTAGCGGATAGTCTTAATTTTGTCCCCTTCTTTAGCCACAACAACGTGAGACTTCTTAGGGTGGCCGGGAGTGCGTTTAGGTTTATTGAACCCAGACACACCCGCCTTAGCTAAACGTGGATCTTTTTTCTTAGGCATACTGCTACCCTAAAGGATTGCTGTTACTTCTAATCGAGTTTAATCTCGAACCAAGGCGCGTAATTTCCCTTTCAAGCCTTTCAATCGTGCCTTGAAGATTTGATATTCGGCTTTGATTAACGCTAACGCCGCTTTGAATCTCACTTGTATCAACGTCTTTAATTCCATTAATTTTAGTTTCAACATTTTTAATTTTCCCCTCTAGGGTGGCTATAGTTGCAGAGATACGACCTACGTCACTATTGGACTGGGTAACTTCTAACGTAGTTAACCGCTTCTCCATAGTGCGAATCTCTTCTACATTGTATATCTCAGACATAGAGCCTTCTAACTGAGAAATCTTTTCTTCCATTGTGGCAAAGGACATAGCCACCCCACCTAAAGCGGAAGCTATTCCAATCCACGTTCCTATTTGTTCTGCATTCATCGTGGCTGCACCTCAAATACTGGAGTTGTGTCTGGGTAAAAGGCTTCATGCGTAGACAAGTTATCTTGCCAAAATTCACCCTCTACACCTACCACCTCACCTGCCCAAGCGAAGTTTAATTGGTCTATAAACATAGCGTCGATACTAACGCCAGATTGGTCATAAAAAGCCTGTACTGTACCTGTCATCTGAGTAACAAAAGTAGTGGACTCTATAATAGCGCCTTCGTACTGCTCTAACATATTCTTAGTACGACTAGCTACTACCATGCCCTCAATACTTGCAGCGTATTTATCACGAGTATCTTGCTTAATAGACCGTAGATCATTGTCTGTAGCATACTTCTCCATGCCTATTTTAGTTGACTCGTCGGCAACTTCTATCTCGGCAGCTATAGCAGTAACTGTAGCAATAACCTGAGCTTCGTCAATCATTACATTCTTCTGATCTTCAAACTCAATTTGCTGCTCTAGTATCTTGTCTTGTAGCAATAGACCAGTAAGGTGCTCTTGTGTAGACTCAGATAATGCCTGTGAGTACGCTTGGTTAAATGCGTCTAGTTGACCTTGAGTAACGTGGTACTGTTTACCTGTATCTGGGTGTACTATTAAGGTACTTCCCGTTTCCATATTCGCTGCCATCTGCGAAATAAAATTGTTCGCCTCTGGGCCTATAAGGCTATCTATGACGGCTGTATGGTTTTGGAGGTCTGTTTGACTTCTCACGGTAGATGAGAGGCTCATCAGGAACCCTATCAGGGCGATGTTTATAAAAGCTGTACGCATCATTTCCAATTAATCCTTGATTTGTGGGACACGGTGTTCCCGATTCATATAATGCCCACCACACCCTGTAGTCTTGGCACATAACACTTACTGCGGCAACCTTTAGGCCTAACGCCTGTAGCTGCTTCGATAGTTTAAGACGTTCACAAGTCTCATCTTTAACTGGCTTGCCTATAGCTAACCCAAATACTTGTGTCTGTACTCCAGCACTCCCACTAAAAGTACATACGTCTTGGTTGTAAGAAGCCCCGCTAGGAGCTACTGCTGTTTGGACCGGAGTCCCTTCTTGTGTAACTGTAGTAGTAGTTCTATTATCTATAGTCTCTGCGGACTGTTGATTATTAGAACCAAAATCTCCTACAGTAGCATCCTGCTGCTCTTGTGCTAGTGTTGGCAAATACACCAACGCCGCTAACATCCCTATCAGCACCCGTCTCATGCTACGCTATCCGATTGTCGTTTAGCAGTAACTTAGTAGACCCACCAATAGCTGTAGTAGAGTCTGTAGCGCTACCGCTAGCCTTTACGTAAGGCGGTAAAGTTAATATCTTCAATAAATTGACAGTAAATGACTCTACTAATGCGTAGTTAGTGGCGTCGATGCTACCCCAAAGGTAGACGAAGTTACTGCCGTTTATAACGGATTGTACGCACCCCTCTCCCTTAGTTTTATTGGAAAATTGGGTAGCTACTGCTGTAGTGTTTAGTTCTCGGTATGACATTGTATGGTGTTCCTATAGTTTCATATCTGCTACTCTATACTCAAACCATTCGATTTGACCTAGATATAATTCCTCTGGGGCGTTTTGTATGCCTTCAAGGGGATTCTTTTCTTTGTACTCTGCCACTCTACGCATTAAGTACGTGTCTTTGTTATAGAGATTCGGAGTACCTACTTGTGCTTCAAACAAAGCAGCACTGGAGCCTCGTATAAGGTAACTCCCTACCGCTGTGTACTTGGTTCTGTAGTTGGTGTCGTGAAAAGCCTTTAAGGCCTCCCAAAAGTCTGTACTGTACAAGTACGCTCTACTACCTTCGGCATCCGTACCTGCAATAAAACCTTTTTGGTTATATGCGGTAGCTCTAACATTCCTAAAGGGGCATATACTTCCCCAACCTATCCAACATAAACGGCCATCTTTGTAGTAGGCTATAACTTGCCCTGAAGTTATATGCCGTTTTATTTCGCTA